CGAAAGTCTTGTCGGTCACACGTTCCTCGAATCGCGCGAAGGCGAAGTAGTCGGTCCGCAGATGCGGGGCCAGCTGATGGGTTCCATTACCAGCTTCCCCGTGCTCTGCATCGCAAACGCGGCCATCTGTCGATGGGCCCACGAAGTCGGCACCCGCGGAGCTTGGTCGCTCCGCAAGGTGCCATCCATGATTAACGGCGATGATGCAGCCATGCGTACCACCCCAGAGGGGCGGCGCGCGTGGCAGGTGATCTCCGCCTACGGTGGTCTCGATGAATCCGTTGGAAAGACGTTTTGGACGAGTAATTTCGTCAATGTCAACTCCACGAACTTCCGATACACTGTAGAAGACGGCGAGCCCTGTTACAGGCTGGTACCGTTCGTTAATCTAGGACTTCTTCTGGGCCTGAAGCGATCAGGCCACGTCGGTCTTGGAGACCAAGGCAGTAGGAAGACAGTCGGAGCTAGATACAGAGAGCTCATAACGACGTGTCCCTCGGCCTTTCGCGAAAACCTGCACTACGCTTTCGTGTCGCACCACAAAGGACTGCTGGAAAAGATGCAACCGATACCATGGCACATGCCGGAGTGGATAGGCGGCTTGGGGCTCACCGGAGTAAAGGGACCGAGCGACAAAGACAGACAGATCGGCAGGATGATCCTGCTGAACTGGGCCAAACGTCGACCAGCCACCCTTGGCTCCGATGCCACCTGGGCCACGTGGGAACTGGCGTCCAAGCGGATGCCGCCCACACACTTCGTCACGAAGGAAACCGAAGGCGTTCTCCTGTACGACCGAATCATGGGGCTCGCGTGCGTGAACCTGCTGTTTGACAGCGAGGTCACACCAGACGAGCTTCGCAAGACGGTCACAGAGAAGGAGCGAAAGGTTGCCCGTGCCGTCGCGAAGAACCAGAAGATCTGGTCCCCGACGACGTATGGTAATCGCATCTCCGGAGAGGGACTCAGCGACGAACAGCTGATCACTCGGATCCGGTTCACCAGCCTCACTGAAGAGGCCAGCGTTCAACCAGCAGTCAACCCCAAGGCACTGGCGCTTGACTGAAGGCCAGTCCTCACCTCCTCCATCCCAAAGGGCAAGTTCTACGCCCATCTGGCCCGCCGGAGTACAAGGCGGGGGAGCAAAGCCCCTCTTGAGCATCGATAGTCCTGTTCAATACAGTGACGGTC